TTCCCGCCATTTGTAAAGTAGTCTGTCAGCCATGAGAATGGAAGAAGTTCCCATACATCAGCTGGAGATGGAGCCAAATGATACGCTCTATCCCAGTCGAATAACAGTCTCTCGAAGGTTGACAAATTCTTCGGAATATGATATTCGAATTGACCTGCGTACCAAATCTTTCGATTGGTGCGCGTAGTAATGGTCCCTGATATGGAGTTCTGAAGGCCGGCTGAAACGCCGATACCTGCAGAAGTGACCGGCGCCGTTGTAAAAGACGACGTAGTCACAACTTCAGGGAGAGAATAAGCACGCGTTTTACGACGTATACGCTTATCCGCATCCCTATGGTACTGCGCTATAACTGCGCTGTATGAATTAAGAGCTGTGTTAAAGTTCTTAATATCACTGATAGTGGGGGCGATCCCGAACTGATAGTTCAGGTATTCGCCACCCGGATTCGAATCTAGCAGATTCCGGCCAGGAAGGCCGAAAAATGCACCATCCGAAATCGGTTCCCCAATAGCAGTCACAGCGTTAAACGCAGCACTAGTTGGTACCACACTTAGCATAAGTCGTTCTCCGGTAACCTGGAGCTCGCCAGTGTTAAGTGCATTGTCCTCGGTCCAAGCCGCATCACTGCGGATTGTGTCCAACCAGATATTCCTACAGATTCTTTGAATCTCTAGGTGAGGAAGAATATCCCCCACTAAGGAATTTACTGGAAGATGACTAGAAGTATGGAGATCAGTTAACTCCCAGTGCTTTCGCCCTGGAAGACTGACTTCAAGCTTCGTAGTTATAAAAGGACCGCCCAAATTTCTAGGGCGCTTATCGCGAGGCCAGTTGGTATCGCGATAGAATGTCCATAGTCTATTATTGATAGAACTCGTTTGCTGGTGCCAACCTAAACCACAGTTGGTACTATCAACCGAGGTCAGAGGAACTCCGGCGGAGGTCCAAGTTCTGGTGAGGGTCCTAATAGGATCCGGATCAGGACTTGACCTCCATTTAACGGTTTTCCTCAGATTATCAAGATAGTCTTGGATGGTACTAACCAATATTCTCATTCCTTTCTAGGTATATTACGGCATCGTGTGCCGGGGGCCCGAAAGGGC